ACACGACTGTACCGGATCCCGTGGAGATCGCGGTCGCGCCGCGATACAGGGCGATCACCTTGACATACACACCCGCCCCAGCGTCCGCAGCGGACACCAGGTTGCCCGGAATCGTGCCGATGCCGGACTGCGCGATCAGAGCCGAGGACGTGGTGTTGTTGATGTTCGTGCTGGCGTCTTCGCAGCGCGCCATGATCGACCCACGGAGGAGGATGTGCCCCGACCCATCGGCAGGGATGTCCTCCATGCAGACGCCGTAGATCCGAGCCGCGCTCGTAGCTCCCGCAGCCGTGGCGGCCCCGCCGGGGCAATCCTCGAACTCGGTGAACTCGACGAACTCGTCATCACTGGCACCAGCGTCCTGCGACACCAGGACCACCTCGCCGGCGACGTGAGACGAGCTCGTGCTGTCTTTGAGGTAGAGGATGGTGTTGCCACCGGGGGCGGCGGCGTTGAGGGTCGGGGGAGAAAGCCCAACCTCGTTGAAAAGCAGTTTCGACATGGTTCAGGCCTCCTAGATGTTGGCGCTCGGGTAGACCTCGCCCAGCCGGCGACGCTCCTGGCAGATGTTGTTGTGGTAGATGAGGATCGGCTGGATCCGGACATCCACCTGGTTCGAGGGCTCCTTCATCTTGTCCTTGAAGAAGTAGCGGGCCTCGTGGACCGCCTTCTGCGTGCAAGTGAAGTCAACGAACTTGTAGCGCGGCCCCGCGTTGGTCAGGGTCGTGTTACTGGTGTCGTCGTAGGTGCTGTAGGTCGTCTCGGCGCTGTCCGCGGCAGCGGCAGCGGTCGGATAGATCTCAGCAGTCTCGAGGGCCTCGACGCGGATCATCGGGATCCCCGCAAAGACCGGGTTGGGGTACGCCGGATCCTGCGCGCCGACCCGGAAGTAGTCCTGGTTGATCCTCAAGGATTGCATGAAGTTCGTCACGCCAGCCTTCTGGGTGAAGCACGCCTTCATCCCGTAGGCGCCGTCGGAGTACATCGCTCCATCGGGGCCGGGGATCTGCTGGAACTTCAAGTCCTGGAGGATGTCGTCGAACGCGGTGAACAGGTGCGGATCGGTGCCCGAGAGGGCCCCGACGCTCTTGTAGTCGGTTCGCTGGTTGTCCCAGACCGGGTAGTCGTCGGTGTCGATGCCGAGGACCTCCTTGTTGCCGGTGCGGTACGAGGTGAACAGTCCGTCGCCCATCTCGTTACAGAACAGCGGCAGCGAGTTCGGGGTCTGCCCCGCCTCGGCCTCCATCTCGGACTCGACCGGCAGCGCCCACAGCTCGTCCTCGAGCCCGTGCGCCATCGAGATCGTCGAACGCATCTCGATCTTGGCCTGTTCCTCGACGAAGTACAGCGCCCGACGGTCCGAGCTCATCTCGTTCGATTGCAGCAGGATCTGAACCAGGTTCAGGTTCTGCTCGTCCATCGAGAAGCGCCACGGAACGGTGCCGTAGTTGGTCACCTGGGGGTTGGACCAGGTCTGTTTCTCGCCAGGCCGGAAAGTCCGGTAGGTCGAGACTTCGGTCATCAGGTTGTCGAACCGGATGTCTTTGCCGCCTTGCAGCGACTTGAAGCCCTCCGCTCCCTTGAGCAGATAGGGCAGCCCGTAACCGTGCCTGTTCAGGTGGTTGCGGAGCTTCTGAGGACTGTTCAGACCCACCGAAGTGGTGTTCTGCATCAAGTCCACAAACGGAGCTAGTGACATTGGGGCCTCCTTGGGAGGCTACGCAGAGATTTACTCTGCTAGAAGCCCAGAATCCGCCTTGGCGCGCTCCACGCTGTACCCCTGCCCGCGGAGCTGCAAGTATTTCGTGCGTGCAGCAACCGGGTCCTTGGGGACCGGCGCGGCCTTGCCGCGTGTTTTGGGGGGCCTCGGGCCACCCCGGGCTTTCTGGGAGGTTTTGCCTTGGGACTCCATGATCGAATCCGGATTCACGATGACGAGGGCGTGCTCCACCAGTTTTGCACGACGGTCCCGGAGGTCCATCGACTCCGGATAGGTCATGCCAGGCTCGAGCATACGCATCGTCTCCTGAAGCGCCGTCGCGACTTCTGGGTCCCGGAGATTGGGGAACCGCTCCGCCATCTCCCTCCTCACATCAGCGTCGACCAGGTCCGTCTTAGCCGAGTTGATCTTCTCATCGGTGCCTTTCAGCTCCGCTCGAACATCGGCTCGGATCTGCTCGGACATGGCACTGAACGCATCCGTAAGGGTCTCGGGCAATCCCTCATAGAGGTCTTCATCTAGGGATCCCAGGATCTCAGAGAACGCGGAGGGTCGCGCGGGTTCGGTTTCGTCCCCGCCCTGCTCCGGCTCTTCTTCCTCGTGCCTATCCGTCGATTGCGCCGTCGTCAACCGATCTCGCTCGTTCGCGAGGTCGTTGTAGTTTTTCAGGTCCGCGGCGATCTGCACGCTCATGGCGAGGATCTGCTCGTCGGACATCGTTTTCAGCAGGGTCGGGGCCAGGGCCTTGTATTTCCGCTCAATCGCGGCGCGGGCCTTGTCCAGGTCCCCGCTCGGCTCCTCTGCGGGCTTCTCTGCGGGCTTCTGTGTGGGCTTCTCCGATGCCTGGGGCTCCGGCTTCGCCTCGGGTGCCGTGCGCTCCTGGGCCGCCTCAGCGACGTTGAGCGGGGCATTCTCCTCACCGCCGCCCTGGGCCATTTGGCCCTGAAGGTACTCGAGCGGGTCCTGTGCGGTCGGAACGTCGGCCTTGGGGTCGTTGAAGTCCGCCATCAGTCGTCAAGCTCCGCTGAGATTCCGTCACCATCCCACCTCCGGGCCCACTCGTTCGCCCGCTTGCGCGAGGTCCAGTAGGGGTGCCCCCGGTCGTCCTTGCCGTCGCAATCCCTCCCTGCCGGGGAGTTGGGATCGACCTGGAAGTTTCTGAATACGTCGCCCATGACCTTCGGCTGGCTCATCCGGGACACCAGCCTCTTCAGTTTACGCCCCCCCCGGCGGATGATGGAACCAATTTCCGGGGCCTTGTCCATCGGAAAATCAAGCTCGACATCCTCGCCGGTCTTTTCGTCCCGGAATTGGTAAAGAGCCATCAGACCACCCCCTGCGCCTGCGGCCCCTCGAGGCCCAGGGGCGGAGGTGCCCCGGCCGGCTGCGCCCCCGTGGGCCTATTCATCTCGACTTTGGGGGCGATCTTAGGCGCAGGGAGCTGGTCCTGCGGGAATCGAACCTGCTCCGTTTCGCCCCCCTCCAGGAAGGGCTCAGAGGCCATCGCGGCCTGGTTGTCCACGATCCGGGCGAACTCCGGCATGTTCAACTGCATCGCATAGAGCTCGTCCATCGCCTGCCAGTCGATCCAGGGGAACGCCTGGCGCATCTGCGCCGTGGTCATCAGGTAGTTCGTCCAGATCCCCAGGGAGCTCGAGAGCTGCACCTGGTCGGTCCGGCCCATCGAGTAGGGCTCGATCTCGATCTCGTAGTCTTGGAGCGAGACCGAGCGGTTCGATTTCTGCTGACCCCCCCGGAAGACCGCTTTCGACCCCGGCGGCAGGTCCAGGTCGGACTCGGCCTCGAAGAACTCCTCTCCGAGCAGGAACTCGATGTCCTCGTCCCAGAAGAAAAAGTGCGCCACCTTCTCGAGGCACCGGACGACGGATTTCGAGAACGTGTGATAGAGCGCCGCACTCCGGCGCATCGTCGTCTCGTTCGAGATCGCGTTCTCCGTCGCGGTGCCCTTCCCGGTGACGTTGCCCTGCGAGGCATCGTTCATCCCTGAATTCCGCTGGAGGACATCCTTGTGCATCGCGTGGGCCGTGTACTGCTGCGGGCTCGCGAAGCCGAACGTCGCCGGCAAGATGCTCGTGCTCTGGAGGTTCGGGATCCCTACCAGGACCCCGCTGTCGGCGTTGTTGATCGCTTCCGCGGCCTCCATGTTGCTCTGATCGTAGAGCAGCGCGTTCTTGCCCTCGGCGTTCGCGATGTCGATCCCGCGGGTGGTCGCGTTCAACGCCTCGATGTTGCCGTAGTTCGCACACAGCGGGCCCATCGGCCACAGCTTGCCATTGACCTTGTACGCCCCGAACACCTCGTAGGGCCCCGTCTCCGGCCCAAAGTAGGGCAGCGGGGGCTTCGGCATCCTCCACTTGTTCGCCTCGTTCCCCGTGTTCGAGCGCGCCAGGGTCAGGATCGAGCCGTTGTAGCCCTCATCGGGGCCCTTGCCGTCCGTCTCGAGACCGGGCACCCAGATGCTCAAGAATTCGAGCTGGTCCGCATTCAGCGAATCCACCTGATTTCCCCGCCGCGGATCAACCGCCGACGCGGCATCCCTCGTGCTGCCGGCATCGAGCACCAGGGTTGAAACCTCATCGAGGTCCCAGTCCGAATCCGGGTTGGCCGCCTCTTCCTCAATATCGGCTGCGGACGCAAACCAGCGGTGGAACTGGTACTCGGTTCGATCCATCGAGGTTGCCCGACTGTCAACCGCGAAGAGCCGCGGGTGGATCTCATACATCCGGGGGCGGTACTTGCCGCGCTTGTCCCGGAGCCGGCCGTTCTTGAACAGCGACCGATCCTCCACGCTACCTTGGTGCATGTCGGGCTCGTTCGTGACCATCCCGACATCCCAAGTAAAGCAGAACCCGGTCGCGATCTCCTTGAGCACCTCCTCGAGATCCTCGTCCTTGCACCAGCGGTTCAGGCCATGCCGCAGCGGCACGCTCAGAACGTCCTCGGACCCCGGGCGCCTTGAGCGCGTCCGCATCCGCGGGTTGCGCTCGACCAGCCCGGGGACGGTGTTCGTAACGTAGGAGTGATAGAAGTTCTCCGGAGAGATCGGGTCGTCCGAAGCCTCGTATCCGTGCCCGTGGTAGGACCGGATCATCTGATCGTATGCCTCCAGGTGCCGGTCCCGCTCGTACTCGTCCGTTCGGATCCGTTGCTCCCACTTTTCCAAGTCCAGCCAGTCAGTCATCAGACGCCCTCTTTATCAGCCGTACCGCTCCTTCCGACGCACCTCTGCGAGCCAGCGGTCGTGGCCCACAAGATCCCCGATTGACCCGGGGGGCAAAACCGGATCCTGGGGTGGCCGGTCGCTCGACTCACGGCCCCAGAACCAGTCCACAGCGTAGATCATCGCAAAACACCCATCGTCGACACACGAGCTATCCGAGTCGTCCTTGGGGACCGCGCCCCCCTCTTTCGCCCTCGCCCAGGTCAGCGAGGGAATCTCCTGCTCCGTACAGGTCGGTTGCAGGTTCTCGAGCGAGATCTCGCAGGAGCCCTCCTCCAGCGCGTCGTGGCAGAGGATGATCTGCCCCTGCTCCATCTTCGCGTAAACCTGCTTGAACCCGTGCAGGCGCGACCCGGCACCCTTGAGCGCAGGCCGGACGATACCGAGCTGCTTGTTCCCGCCTCGAGCTCCGAGCCGGTCGTTCAGGTTGTCGATCAGCTTGATCCCCAGTCCCCCGCCGTCCGCGACAATCGTGTGCAGGGGCCACTTCTGCATCTGCCAGGCGATCTTGTCGCCCCACCACTTCTCCGACTTCTGCCTCTTGTAGATCTCTGCCACACGGTAGATCGTGCTCCCGAGGACCCCCCAGATCTGGAAGACCTGGGCGTGCCGCATTCCGAAGTCTAGGCTCCCGAAATACCACTCGCACTTGTATCCCCCGTGTGGGCGCTGACGGTCGATGAGGAGGTCTTCGCGCATACACATCATCGTCTCGCGGTCCCAGCACGGCCACACCTGGCCGTCCTCGGAGCACCACTCCCCGTCGCGCAGCCGGCGCCTGGTCGCGCCCGTCAGCGAGTCGAGCCTGCGCTGGTCGTCGTCGTCGAATAGTGGATTGTCGGCGTGGGTCGCCTTGATCCGCTCCATGTGGCCCTCGAGCGCGCGCTGGTTCAGCCAGTGGTACTCCGAGGCCGGGTTGACGTCCGCGATGAGCTGGTGAAAGTACACCGGCCGCTTCGTCTCCGAGTCGCGGCCCAGCAGGATCCGCTTGTTCCGAGCTCGAGTGATGAGCCGCAGCCAGTCCCTCAGATCCCCGTCCGTCGCCTCGAAGTAGCAAATCACATCGTACTCGGTGGACATGACCTTCCGGGACTTGTCCATCCCCCCCAGGACCACCACCGACCCGTTTCGGAACTTGTAGCTCTTGCGGTTCTCGCGGCTCGCCCGCCCGTGCATACAGTGATGCCCTTCGGGCAGGACGTGCTCCTCCCACGTCACCAGCACCGACTCGGTCAGCGAGGCGCGGGTCTTCCGAATCCAGAGCATCCGCAGCCCGGGGAACTCGGTCAGCATCAGATAGCACTTCTCGAGCAGGCCCCTCGTCTTCCCGCAGTTCGCTGGCCCCTCGAAGAGCACCTCGGGCGCCACACTCTGAAACAGCTTCGCGCTGCCCCCATAGGCGACGTACTTCGACTTGTCCCGTGCGGTTATCTCTTTCAAGCAATCTCACACCCCAAGGACTGACCGCGAGGACCATAGCGGCCTGGTCTCGACCTCATGCACCAGGGTTGTCGCGCCCTTGGCCGCGGTCGTGAAGATCGACTCGATTCGGTACACCCGACCGCCTTCTTTGAAGACGTTTTCGGGGATCTCGTAGCGGTACGAGTACCCGTCGCTGTCCGTGCGCCAGCCCTTATCGACCTGGAGCGCGTCCCACATCACGTTCGACACGATCAGATCGTCCTGGTACACCGGGGTCCCGCGGTCGGTCGCGGTCGTGTCGAATACCTGAACCAGGATGGTCAACACGTCGGCCTGGTAGATCAGGTCCCCGTTCGGGTCAGTGACGCGGCCCCTGATCGTGGCGGCCTCGCCCTCGTTCGCTACTATGCGGGTCATGCTCGTACCTCGTTGACTTATCAGGCGATTGCCCGTCGTGATCTGCGACACCCACTCCCAGGTCGTAGCCTCCGCCGCCCAATCGGGGGGACGGACGAGCCTCACCCCCATGCCGCGACTGGCCGCGGAGGCACCAGCTCGCTCGAGGGCAACGGCCCGGTGCCCGGGAGCGATGGCCCCGATGGGGATCGCGGTTGCGGTAGCTCCCGCTCGGGTGAGGGTGACGGAAACGGCCATTAGGTGCTGATGTAGACTGCCCCTCCAGAGGGCTGGAGGGCGGTGAAGGTCGTGCCGTCCGTGGTGAACTCGGCGTCGAAGATCGCCACCGGGACGCGGAGGTCGAGGACCCCGGTGGCGTCTGCGGTGGCCCCGTCCTTCTCCATATAGACCAAGACGTGCCGCGGCTCGTTTCCGCTGTCGGGCGGGCCCAGGAGGCTGGTCCAGACTATAGGGTCGAAGCTCACCTGTACCTCCGCGCTCGAGAGGCTGATCGCGTTGATCGTGACGGTCTCGCGGCGCACGGTGCTGCTGTACTCGTACTCATCGAGGGTGAACCCGCCCTGGTCAAGCACGGCCACGGAGTTCCACACCGACTCGTCGGACAGGTCGTTCGTGTCCCCGAGGATCATGGCCTTGAGGGTCCCGTCCTCGAAATCCGCCGCAGCCGGCGTGTCGAGCACGGTGAGAATCGCCTTCAGCCCGTGAGGCGACCAGCGGTTGATGGAGGAGGTCATCGGTTAGTGCGGGTGGGGGTCATGCCATGATCCGGTCGTATTCGGCCTGGAGGTCCGCCAGGTTTGCGGCCGCCACGGCGTTCGTGCCTGCCACGGCGGCTGCGTACAGGTCGATTTTCTCGCGGGGGTCGTTCTGGGTGTCGTAAAGATGCCAGGCGTCGATGGCGGAGCCCTCGTCGAGCTCGCGGTGCAGCTTCCAGCCGGACCGGTTTACCACGCACCGCTCGATCCAGGTCTCCTCGCCCACGGGGGCGGCTGCCGGCCCGAAGACCTGGGCGAAGGCGTATTCCCTCGTGCCCGCGGTGAGGTCGAAGAATGTGTCCTTGAAAGAGACCCCATCGACCTTCGCTAGGTCCGTGGCACCGATGGCCTCCCTCCAATGCAGCCGACCCGACTCGTCGCCTGGGGGGACGGGGCCGGCCATAATGTCGAGCAGGGTTGGATACCAATCCGTCGACTCGATCAGAGCTGGGCATTTCGCGCCGCGGACGCGCTCGGGGAGCATGTCCCCCCACACGACCATAGGCGTGAGGATCCCCTCGTCGTGGGCGGAGCCCTTGGCATCCGCGGCAACGTGGTACTGCTCCCCGCCCTCGGTATCGTCCACCGTCGGCGGCAGCACCGTGTAGGAGTGCGCCTGGCCGTCAATGGGCGAGATGTCGTCCTCGATGGGGACGAAGTCGCTCTGGGTGATCCCGTTATCCGACGCGACCATCCAGAGCGTGTTCTTAGCGACCTCGGGATGGTTCGTCGTCAGCCACTCCTCGAGGAGGGAACAGAGGGCGTCGAAGACCTGGATCATGGTGTACTGACGGCGCCAGTTCACGTTGCACTTGCCCTGGGGGCCGTAGAGACCGCGACCATCGACGTTCCCGTCCTCGTCATATCCCCCGTTTGCGGTCTTGCCGTCCGGGCTGGTCGCGTTGTCTCCGGGGACCGTGCTCGAGCCCACGCACTCGGCCTGCGTGAAATTCCCCGTGTAGAGGTCCTCTGCGCCGCTGCCGAGGTCTGGTCCAATCCCCGGGTTCAGGGCCGGCAGGAGCCCGTGCGGCATGTGCGACCACCACTGGAGATTGAACTTGTCCCCATCCCCGATCACCGATCCCAGCCAGCTCGTGATCTGGTCAAAGATGTAAGTCCCGTTGAACACGCCCCCAGGGTGCTCAGAGCGGACAGCCGTGGAGGGCGAGCCCTTCGTGACGATCCAGATCGGGAAGTCGTAGTACCCGTAATAGGGCCCACCTCCGGCACCCGACAGCACGGTCTCATGGAATAGTTCAAACCCCGCGATGTCGACGGGGGCCAGATAGTCCTGGACGTATTGCTCGCCGTTCCCCCCCTCGTAGTGGAAGAGGTGGTATTTTCCAAACAACGCGTGCCTGTATCCCGAGTTAGCCGTGTCCGCCACCTCGGGCAGCGGACGGTGCTCGGCTCGCAGGCCGAGGAAGGGGTAGTCGTCGTCGAGGTACTCCGAGTTAGGCACCTCGCCCACGAGGGTCCCGTGGGGATGCCCCGGCGAGACATGCGCTCGTCGTCCTGAGAGGGCGCAGGCGCGGTGCGGGGAGCACCTCGGCGACACGCGGGCCTTCGTGTACCGGATGCCGTCAGCCACCTTGCTATCAAACCAGGGGGTCGGCGGGTAGGGGTAGTCCTCCGGCCAGGAGTTCTCGCCGGCGTAGCCCGGGAACTGTAGCCGGCCAGCGTCGTCCATGAGGATGTGAATGATGTTGGGCCGGAACGGCGGCGCGCTGCGTGGCTCCTGCCCGACATGCCCTTGAGCGGCCCCTGGATCCGGGACGTTAGCGGTCGCGACACCCGGCTCCGGCTTCTCCGCTGTGACCTTGTGCAGCCTGGTGCGCCCAAAGATGTAGGGCAGGTCATCGCCCGGGAGCGGGTCCGAGGGCATCAGGGGAGTACCACCGCTGAGGCGTGCATCATGACCGGGCACGTCGCGAGCTTGATCGGCTCGTTCGTGTCCGTCAGCCCAAATATCTCGGCGTGCGCGTGCCGCTGGATGTCGGGACTCTCGATCAGTGACGCGGGCAGATCAGCCGCGTCGACGTGCAGATTCAGGCCGGCGTTGCCTGTGCCACCGGACAGAGTCGTCGACGTCGCCGTAGCGGCCCCGACCCAGTTCCCGACCGTCGTGGTCACCGCGACAGCGTTTCCCCAGGAGCCGCCATCGCGAGCCTCGAGCTGCATCGTGGTCGAGTCATCTCGGTATGCCACCAGCTCGTCGCAGGAGCCGGTGCCGTAGTACACCTCGGGGGCGGCATAATCGAAGCTGCCGTTGATGGCCTTCACCAGGTTGTCGATGGCCGCGGCCAGGCTACCCCCCCGGGCAACGTGCTGCGCCGCCGTCGGCGTGTCCTTGAACACATACGCATAGGATTGTGTCGTGATTGCGACGGTCTCGTCGGCCCTGACAGGGTAGTCGATGGTGATCGTGTCTCCATCGGCCGGCTGCGCCCCCATCGCGAGCTCCGCGCTCGCCCTCTGCCCGAGCTGCTGGGCAACGCCTTGGGCGAGCTGTGTGCCGCCAGGCCGGTCGAAAACATAGAACAGATAGCCGTTCCCGGCGGGGGTCGCGTTCGGGTCATAGTCCCGAAATGACAGGGCGCCCTGATCGACGCCCTGCTCGTCCACTCGGCGTAGTTGGACAGGGACGTTGAAGTCGGCCAGGAGCTCCATCGCTCTGACCCCGTTGAGCGCGACGAGCGCGACCCCTCTAATCTGGTTCGGCATCGGTTCCTGTATCGGTTCCTGTGGTGGCTGGCTCTCCTGTGACTGGCTCGATCTGAATGCCGCGCTCGTCTGCGGCCTTGGCTCGCATGACATCTAGGAGTCTCACCGGCTCCCCCTCGTCCACGAGCTCCACCTGCTTCACGAGACCTTGCCCCGAGCTGTCCTGCTCATGCCAGCCGCAATACTGCTCGAGGTAGGCGATGGTCGTGCCCTTGCAGTAGCTACGGAGCACGACGGGCTCCCCAGTCCGCGGGTTGATGGTCTCTCGGGGGGCCCCCCTGAGAGCGACGTCTGCCGTACGAGCCATGATCGCCCCGTCGAGCCTGTTGGCTGCGTCGACTAAGCGCCGCCGGAACTCGGGATCATTCTTTTTCCGCTGCGTCACCCACGCTGTAGAGACTCCGGCAGCGGCCCCAGCCGCCCCCTGGTGGCGGGTTTGCCCGTAGACCTCGATGAACGTCTCGATCTGCTCTGGAGTTACGACCATGCAACGTGCGCTGCTATTTTTGGGAGTTCTGGGGCCCCGGCCCCTCCGGGCGGCCCGCCCCACCGAAGGAGAGAGAGAGCAGGGCGGGCCCATAGTTACCCGAGGTTCCACGCATCATCGTGGTGGAGTGGGCGGGGAAGTCAAGTGGATCCCGGCCACAATACGGATCGCGTTGCGGATGGCCTGGGCTCGAGTGCAGTTCCACTCGGCCATGAGCGCGTCGAGTTTTTGGTCGAGGTCGTTGTCGAGCCATGTGGACCTGGTGTAGCCCTTGTGAAAGGTGTTCCGCCGTTGATTGGGCGGTTCCAAGTTCTTTTTCTTCATGTGGTTGCGTTGTTTTGGCCCAATCACCGCCCAATCAAGCGCCCAATCATTCCCTGGTGATTGGGCGAGCCAAGTCCGGCTGTGTCTTGGGTTTGCGTCGATCCGCCCAATCAGCCCAATCAAATCGGCCTATCCCCTCGCGTGTGCGCGCGCGTGTGCGCGTATACCCGGGGGGGTATGAATGATTGGGCTCATTGGGCCTAATGGTGTAATCCGTTGTGTTTTCTGGGTTTAGGTGCGCCCAATCAAGCGGAATTTGATTGGGCGTTGATTGGGCTGATTGGGCGTGTTTGTAATCAGAGTGTTCGAGCCAGCCTGGCTCGCCTGCGTTTTCCGGTTCCGGTCACGAGTATCTTGAGGTCTCCGACGATGCGGTTTTCTGCCGGTGTCATGACGTAGCGGCCGAACATGTTGCGTCTGCCGCGGTCTGTGTTGCTCTTGAGCTGCCGCTCGAAGAGTCCGAGACCCTCGGCCAGGTCGAAGAGTTCCCCCACCGGGACCCAGTCGCATCCCCTGCGGTCGTGCCACTCCTTCACGAACTCGCGGAGTTCTGTGCCGAAGTCGTTGGTGGTGCCGCGGAACGTGGCGAGGTTGGTCAGCCACTCGGGGTATCCGGCGACCTGCATGATCCCGCCCATGACGGCGGCCCACCGCTCGAAGCCTCCGAATCCGACCGAGCCCATAGGCCGTCCCGCCTCTCTCCAGGCGTCGAGGAGCCCGAGGAGCGCCCCGAGGACCCTGGGCCGCTCTGACTCCACGAACTGCCGCAGGAGAGGGTGCCGGAAATCCTCGCGCTCCTCGGGGGTTTCGGTGTCGGGGTGCAGGGTGATCGGCACGCACCTTTTCGCCACCTCGCCGGTGGTTCGGACATTGTTGCCCGAGGCTACGACGGTGAGCCCGTTGGGCACCTCGACCATTGTGGAGGCCCCTAGAAGGCGTCCCTGGTAGGTGTTTGCGGTGAGGAGGGAGGCGAGGGAGGGCGAGTTGACGAAGTCCCCCAGGTTGTCGAGGTGGACGACTGAGGCCCCCGAGAGCAGGATCGACATGATGCGTTTCTCGCGCTCGTCCTCGGTGCCACCGATCTGCATGGCTGGGGTGGGGCGCCCCAGGACCGAGCATCCGAGGACGATCTCGGCCAGCTTGGTCTTGCCGGACCTCTCCACTGGTGATCCGATCAGGTGCATCGGCACGGGCTCGTTGATTGCGGGCCGCAGGATGGGGGTCAGGAGCAGCCCGAAGAAGTTGGCCCGGTCGGCTGGCGAGGCGAACGGGAAGTCGCAGACCAGATCCTCGAGAACGGCCCTGGCGGTGGGCAGATCGAGGGGGTCGGGGAGGAAATCGTCGGTCAGGAGCAGCCCGGTGGCGTCGTTCCAGCCGGGTTCCGCGACCTTGAGCTCTGGCCCGGTGCAAACCGGATGGTTTGCCAGGTGTCGCAGTTCGCGGAGTTCGCCACGGGCCTGCCCGTAGGCCAGGAGCAACCCGGCGTGATCCTTCGAGCAGGGGCGATACATGACGACGGGGTCGCCGCCGTCCTTGGGGGGCTTGGCGGCGCCGAGGCGGACCCGACTATCGACCAGGCTCCGCAGGGCGTCGGGTGTGAGGTCCCGGAAATCCCCGCCCCTGACCTCGCCGACCAGGTGAACGCGGCGGTATAGCGTGCCGGGTGGCAGGGAGGAGAGCACGGTCCGGCAGAAGCCATCCGTGCCCTGCTCGACGTATTCGCCGCTGGGGAGGATGTGGGAGCCGGGGACGAGGACCGTGGTGGTGCCCCGGCCCGTGCTACGCTCGAGCTGCTCGCTCCGTTTGGGGGCAGATCGGGGGTGCTTGCCGCCGGCCACGAGCCCCGAGCTGACGGTCCTCTGCGCCTCGCGCTCTGAGAGCCCCGCTACGGCCGCCGCGGCCGCCAGGGCCTCAGATACCTCGCCCTCCCCCAGCTCCCCGCCTGCGACGAGCTGGCCCAGGGAGAAGGCCGCCCTGTTGAGGGTGTCGTTGCGGCGGCCCTCGGCTGCGGCCCGGACTCGAGCCACCTCGCGCACGAGGGCGGTTTGGGCGTAGCCCTGCCCGGAGCCAGCCGGGGCTGGCTTGGTCATATCGACCTCGAGCGCGGGGGCGGGCTCAGAGGGAGGGCCGCCGAGGATTGCGGAGAGAACGTGGGGCGGACACTCCGCAGGGGGGCCCTCGGCGGCAAGACGGTAGGGCTGGCCCTCGGTTGGGTGAGTTGAGCCCGCCCAGACAACGTAGCCTCCCTCGCCGCGGACGTCCACATAGGGGGCGATCCGTGAGGCGGAGTTGCGGACCCCGGGGACCATCGCGTAATAATGGTGGGTAGACCCGGTCGGGGAGAGCACCTGAAAGTCGGTTTTCGGAGGGACCCACCGGCTCTCGTTAGAGACTAGGTGCTTCTCCTTGGCCTGGTCGTCGTCGATGACAAAGACGCCTGACCTGGCTCCGGTGCGGAGCCCGAGGTTGAGGCCGATGTCGATCCACTCGCGCACCTCGTCCTCGGTGACGGGTGGCCGGGATTGCCACGCATCCTGCACCGGGATCTTCCCGCGCAGGGGGAACAGCCAGGGGCCGAGCCCGCGCTCGAAGGCGACAGTGATGGGGTCGGTCATCCCAGCACCTCCCTCACGTCCTCGAGGCTCCTCGCTAGGATGTAGATCCCGCCGCAGTTCTCAATCATCGCCTGGTATCTCCGTTGCTGTTGCGATTGCCGCCCCTTGGGCGACTTGACCTCAATTTCGATGCGTTGTCCGTGGGGGAGCCTGAGCCCGGAGATATCCGCCTGCCCCGGCACTCCGAAGCGGACGAGCGCGCCCAGCGCGGTTCGGGCCGCTCCCGTGTTCTGCCTCCAGATCCGCAGATCGGGGCGTCCGCCGAACTCCCGGAGGATCTCGGCCTGGAGGGCGGCCTCGCTACTCATCGAGCTTCGCGTAGCACCGGGCGCACCGAGCCCCGCGGCGCGTGTGTTCGCGCTCGTGGTTCGTGCAGACGTAGCCCTCGCCCTCGATGGCCCGCAGCTTGGGCCATGTGCCGAACGTGTCCTTGTAGCGCCGGCGAGCCCAGCCGAGTTTGTATCCCTTCCGCGAGGCTTCCTGTACGACACCTAGATAGAACTGCGACTTCTCCGCCTTGGTCGCCTTCCGCGTATCGCGCCCAATCCGGACGAGCGTGCCGGGGTTGTCCACTCCGGGGTCTCGCTCACTGTCGGATGACACCATCGGTTCCCCACAATGGGGGCAAGCCTCCAAGCCGGGGGGGACGATCGCGTAGCACGCGGAACACTGGGCAATCGGCTCTATGGCCTCGCGGCCCTTCTTGATCCGGCCCTCGAGCGACCACTCGACATCGTCAGTTATCAGCCCATGGCGTAGGTGGTTGCCAGCATGGTCGAGAATGAGCGCCGACCCGCCCTCTGAGGGGCGCATCACGCGCCCGACCATCTGCCGATGCAGACCAAGGGAGAGGGTGGGCCGAGCGATGATGAGCCGCTCGAGCTCCGGGATGTCAACGCCTTCGGTCCAGAGCTGGCATTGGGTCACGACGTCGACCAGGCCCTCGCGCAGTCCGATGTTCGCGAGGTCGCGGGTATCCTGGGTTGAGGTTCCATCAACATGCATGGCGCGTGCGCCGGCCGCAGTTAGGGCCTCGCGTATCTGTTTCGAGTGCCGGACGTTTACGGCGAAGCACAGGGTAGGTCGGCCAGCACAGAACTGGTGCCAGTATTCGGTGATGGAGGCGGTCAGTCCCTCCATGCGCTGCGCCAATTCGGGCAAAGCGTAGTCCCCGCCTCGTTTACGGACGTCCTTGAAGTCAGCGGTCGGGGGAGCATAGACCTCGGGCTCGAGCAGGAACCCGCCTTGGATCAGCTCCTTAGTGGTGACCGGCTCGATGATGTCGTCGAAGATTTCCCCCAGGCCCTTGCCGTCGAGCCGTTCGGGGGTAGCGGTAATCCCGACGATCCATGCGGCCCGCTCGCGATAGTGGCTCGCGACACGGCACCAGGACGCCGAGATGGCGTGATGGCACTCGTCGAAGATGACGACCTCAGCGGGGGGGAACTCACGGCGGATCAGCGTGGGGATGCAGGCCACCTGGACGGGGAGCCCCGGGTCCGGCTCGTAACCGGCCTTGATGATGCCAGCGGTGATCCCGAACCGGGCCAGGCGGTCGACGGCCTGCTCTACGAGCTCGACCCGATGGACGAGAAAGAGGCACCGCCGTCCACGCTCGAGGGCGAGGCGGATCATCTCGCAGGCCACGACGGTCTTGCCAGCGCCGACCTGCATACAGAGCACGACGGCCCGAGAGGCGGCGAGAGCCGCCCGCGTATCACGAACGGCTCTCGCTTGGTATGGCCGGAGGTTCATCAGCTCGGGCTCAGAAGGGCGCCGAGTCCTCGTCGAGCACCACCTCCGGCCCGGGGGCATCCTTCCCCGGAGGCGGGTCGTCAGCGCGCTGATATCCGGCGTGCCTGAGTTCTTCGATGCCGACCTTGAGGTTGTCCTTCCCCTTGTATGTATCGACGACCGTGTAGAGCCACAGGCGCTTACCTACGAGGTCGAGGGGGTCGAGGTCGCCCTTGAAATTGGCCTCGAGCAGGGCACCGAGCTTCTGTTTGCCGATCCCCCAGCCTCCGCCTGCGAGCATGATGTTGTCGTAGATGTGCTCCTGGGGATCCGAAACGCGGGCGAACTTGACCTTGAGCATCGGATCGCCTGCGCGGGACTGCACGGGCTCGCACTTGATGATCTTCCAGAGATCGACTCCGGGGGTGAGGTCTCGGTCCGGTCGGGTCATGTCGATCTGTACCATTAGGCCGGCACCTCCTCGCGCACGCGGATGCAGTCCACGATCTTGCCGAAGGCTTGGGCCTGGGTGGGGTAGAACGTGACCTTCTTCCCGCCCCATTCGTCGATTTCGTTCCCGTGGAGTGCTGCGATGCTGGTGGCGTTCGTCTTGTTCAGCACGATACGTTTCTCCTTGTCGCCGGTCTTCTCGGCTTTGGCTCTGGTTTCTTCAAAGTAGCAGATGGGTTTCTTCTCGCTTCCGCGCTCGGTCTTGAGCTCCTCGACGACGACGCGGCGGATGGTCAAGGTGACGTCCTTGCCTTGGAGGTCGTGGGCGCCCAGGTAGAGCGAGGGAAAAAGTAGTCGGTAGTCCATTGGTTCAGGGGTAGCAGTTTAGTTCCCGGGATCCGCCGGGTCGGTGTTCGTCAGAAGATCGGCACGCCTCCGATCGTGATTTCCTCGGCCTTGGGGCCCGCGGCCCAGTCGGGGAGTTCGACGTCGACAGGTGCGCCGCCCGAGACACCGGGCCACTCGCCAGTCTTGCGGCACTCTGCGAGTCGTCGCAGGCAGTTGCGATATAGGTCGCGTCCTGCGCGGAGCACCGCCGGCGTGATGTGGTGGACCGTGACATCGTAGGGCGCGGCATTCTCGACGGTGATGAGCACGGGGCTGTGCTCCATTTCGATTCCGTTCGCCAGGACGCCGTCGTAGTAGTAGGCGATCTGTCCGTGGTACAGCCGGCGGGCGATCTCGGCGTGGAACTGCCGGATCCCGGTGACGCGGGTGGATTTTAGATCGGAGAGCCTGCCGTTCAGGTGGTCGATGCGGCCACGGCACTCGATGCCGGTCTCTTCATCGACCCAGGTGAGGAGCTGCTCGGCGAACCCGCCGACGAACATCGGGCCAGCTTCGGGGTCGGCCTGGAGCGCATCCCGCATCCCGACGCAGTCGGCGTAGATCTCCGCGGAGACGATTTCGGCGCCGGGGGGCTTATTCGCTGCCCAGGCGGCTTTGGCTTCTTTGCCGCCGGCGTAGCCCTTGGCAATCGCGGTTTCGTCCTTCATGCCCCCGTGGAACCGGGGCTCGACGACGTACCGCTGGTCGAACTCGTCGGGCTCGTAGTTGAGGGCGTGGACGACTCGCCCGCGGAGGAGCGCGTCACTGTCCTCCCTCGGGTTGGCGAGGATGTGCAGGTAGTGCTTCGGGCTGGTGTCGATGTGCTTGAGGGTGGACCAGTTGACGGCATCGTCGCGCTCGAGGTTCATACCAGGAGGTCTCGCTTGCGGACCTTGAGGGCCCGCGCCAGGGGAGAGACGAGCCACGCGGGGGGGCTCTGTCCGGGGGTGGAGTAGCGGTGGACGGTGGACATGCTGACCTCGACTCCCGCGTTGCGGAGGGCCTCGACCAACCGTTGCCAGGTCATGCCCGCCCTGATCCGCGCATCGGAGTACGCCTTGGGGTCCCACCCCTCGGCGCGGTCCTCGCGGGGGACGGTGTGGTGCTGCCTTGCCATGTCGGGAGTATGGCGGACGCCCCCCGGTGGCGCTAGGAACTTCCCGGGATTTTCCTGCGCTTGGGCGCCGATGGCCGATATAACAGGTGTCCCCCCTCGGGGGAAACCGAAACGAAACGACTTAGGAGAACGAAAATGGAAACCAAG